CTATCTGTGCCAGTATAAATGTGTTCCATTCATGATAGAATGAAATGTAAGAATATAGTATAAATATTAAGATCATAAACTTAAACATGTGCTCCTCCTTTCTGGTGGGCAGGGTTGGATTCGAACCAACAAATGTGTGCACACGCCTGATTTACAGTCAGGTTGCTTATCCAGTTTGCATACCTACCCATTAAAGAGTGGACTCATGACTCATTACGGCAACTACCACTCTCGTCTTTTCTGACCATCTTTACTTGTATCTCTCCACCTCCCCAACAATACATCAGGATGAATAGTATACCCATAAATATTCCTGTTAGTACACCAAATCCAAATATTGTAAAGAAGTGGAATATATCTGGTAACATTATAAACCACCTACTAGTCATCCTCAATAATCTCTGAATATATATTATAAAATTCCTTTTCTCCTTTATATTTTAGTAAAGAGTCTAATAAATAGACTATTTCATTAAATCTATTATTATACTCCATCCCCACAATATAATCAGCTATTTTATTAGTATCCATGATACTCCTTTTCATCTGTCGGTTGGTACTTGACAAAATTACATGTCCAAACTGGTTCTACAGGAACAATCTTTACACCTATACTTGCCATGAAGGTCAAGTCTCCATGAGATAAGGTCTTCTTACCTAATCTCTCAGCGTAATCCTTCCCTAGTTTGTTCTGAGGATATAATCTTGTCATACCATACTCAACTTTTTCTTGTATGGTAATTTCATGCATATATATCTCCTATATTATCCCCACTGGTCTGCCATTGCTTCGGCAATTCCAGGATATGTTGTAGATCGTAGTTTCCAACGATCTGGTGATGGTGGCAGACTATGACAGTAGCCAAATCTACCCTCCACTATGTCAGTAGGTCGAAGCATCGGAAGATTCTTTAACCATAGACACGTTCTCTTTGTTTCTCCGTGACCAAACTGCCAAGGTTGGATCGTCTGCGTGTACTTAACATTTCCAATCCTCTCCAATGCGTACTTATGTGGGACAGGATTTTCTATTGCTATCTTATTACACGGATGATTGAGAAACAAGTTGAAAAAGTCGGCACTCTCATCAAGTTTTTTCCATCTACCTTCCTGTCGATGTAACCAACTGACTCCACTATTCGCAAAGTATGTGCAAGGTGGATGGGCTACTATTAAGTCCCAATCCTCATATAAAATGTCCTCTACATCACCTTGATAGTGATTCCCATTAGGTTGATCTGTTGGTAGTAGATCACAAGACCATGCATCATGGCCCTTTTTGACGAAAGCATCTCTAACTCTTCCACTATATTCACAAGCTATCAATACTTTCAATAAAACCTCCCTATTTTAAGGTTATTTCCATATACACATATGGACTGCACTCACATCAAATGGAGTTGGGAAGTGTTTAGGATAATCCTTACTTCTATCCGTACACCACTCATTCCACATTACTTTAGCACCTCCAATACTCTTTGTCAAGTCTAAATATTCAATTGCTTTCCTTAACTTGGTAGCATCTGAATTTCCAGAAGTCTGAAAATAGTTTGGTGTGCCAACAGAAGCATCTACGTCAGGGAGATACTTCCTTAGATTGTGAACATCCATACATCCTGCTTTTCCTGCTACTAACTGGACTACAAATCCTGCTTTTGGCAGACCTAATCCAGGTATTTCTAAGAATAGCATGAGTAATTCAAGATCACAATCCTTCTTCTTGGCCTTTAGAATTCTCATCATTCGCATGAACAGTAAATTCCTATGTTTCTTTGTATAGACAAGCCCTGCTCTCTTGTTGCCCCAAATCCAAGAGGATTTAAGACCTCTTTTGCGATACTCTGCCATCAACTCTGGCAATCTGCTGGTCTGTACTCTAATTGTAGAGAATACAAAAGCAATTGTCAATTCTAAATTTCTGGCAGACTGTTGAGAAAACTGACGTACCATTGGATTATGAAGTTGGTACATGTTTTCTCCTTCCTAGAAAATTAAAAGAATAGGTGTGAACATTGCTATTAGGCGATTTGCTCTCGTTTCCACGATCTTGTTGTGGGCGTGGCTCTTATGCTCTCCAAGTTGATACACACCTATTCAATTCTGCTAGTTCCCATCATAGAGAAGTGAAACACTTTAATGTTAAAATTAGATTTAATCTACAATTGCAGGGCCAATAATATGACCAAACATGTCTGTAGAATATGCAATATTTAAGGTTTCCTCCTTCTTGCGAGGAGAGTAATACACATCAAAATGAGTTGCCTCACTTTTAATATTATGTGATGGATTATGCTTCCTTCCACCATTTGCATTTCTCCAACGGACTCTGATGTCCTTCCTTGCACACTTAAAACGAGCTGTTGCCAATTTTCGGGCAAACTCTAGGTTCTCTTCTGAGAATGGAATCATTCTTGACATGGATACGTAAGGTTTTGAATCTTGCGTAGTCCTCATTACGTTGAATGGAGTGAGCCAATTCTCACCATCAAAATTTCCAAACTTTGTTGAAGTAGTATTCATAGTTTCCTTCCTAGTTTTCACTCCTCTAGGATAGGAACTAGCTCATTTAGTTTACTCTCATCATAAGAATGTCATGATCAAGGTTGATTAACTGTGAACTACGCAGTATCCTGCGTCTTTGATTTCAGATACATAAGTATCTCCCATTTCCCAAGTCCCATATGTATGTGGTGATTTAACTGCTACAAACCACCTAGCATATGGATTTTTATCCTCATTTTCAGGTGTCTGATACTTCTTCAAGACCCTCCAAATCCAGGTCCCGTCAAAGCTCGTCCATGTTTCATAAGGTTTATCTAAATCCCTTGTTTTGCCACATTTATTTTTTGCCATGTTATTTTCTCCTAATACGAAATAGTTTTCGTTTAGACATGGCAGACCAAAAACCTGACATTTTAGGTTTAATTCCCTTTGGAAATGATGGAATCACTGCTACCTTGAGTTGACTCTCATCAGTAATATTTAACTCTATTAATTGAGTTAGGCTTAACGATGATCGTTTATTAAAATCATCAGGAACCTTTACTTGTTTTATTCTTGCCATAATCCAAACTCCAAATTAAAAGATCATGACACTCATAAAATGAGAGTAAACTTTACTTCCAGATTCAATTGTCTAAGATCAAATTTTGATAAAGAATCAAATTGAGTAGATCGGCAGACTTCTGGCTTTGTAAACAATTTGAAACGGTCTTTATACTTACTTATTCGCTTGCTTGCTTCAAATTCTGCAATACCGTAAAAGGTATGAATGCGTTTCGGCTTGCTTGCTATTCTTTAAACTTAGATCAAATTTGATAACGGCTAAACGTTGAATCATTTAATTTGAAATGTTTAAAAAACTGACATCATTAGATCATGGGTAGAAAAATGTGTCAAGTTTAATTTTGATTAAATTTTAAAGGTAGCAATTGCAAGGGATTAAATTTGCAGCTGCAATGAATCAGGACCAGAAAAAAAGCATAGATAAAGAGAGAAAAACAGACACAAAAAAATAAATGATCAAAATGTATAAAGGATTTGCCACACCATACCCCATACCCGTATAAGGTATAGTTTGCGAAACATTTTTAAGGTATACCCCATACCAGTATAAGGTATAGCCAAACCGAAAAAAAATGAATGGGGGAACCTGGGTCTGGACACGTTGATTATACCCCTTCACATTTTTTTACTAAATATCCATCCATACATTTGGAGTCTCTTGATACTCTTTACTTATGACACCAGCTACAAATCTTTCCAACTCTTCATCTTTTAATCTCTCTTTTCTTACATCTACTTCTTTTTCTGCATCAGTTGCCATTTGTTCTACCCAATAGCCTACTGCCATCTGTAGAGCATCTAATCTATCATCATGAACAATAGATCCCTTATCTTTAGTAATTCTTGTCATCTGGTGAAAGAGCATATATTTAGCTTGACTTTCACTAGGATAGTTTCTTACAGTCTGTAAATCCTTTTCAATTACCTGTGGATCAAAAACTAGTCTATGTTGATTCATCACAGGTTCAAGTGTATCTATTATTCTTTTTTCTTTTTGAATATTAGATCTAACTTCTTCCATGCTTACATTATAGATCTTACTTAGGATAGGTTTCCACAATTCCATGAACATTCCGTCACCAAAGTTAGATTCTATTAATACCAGATTAACTTTATTACGTCTTGCAATAACTGAAAGAGCTTGTAAGTTATCCTGTTTATATCCTCCTTGTAATCCTCCACATTCAGGAACATACAGGATACCATTTAACATCTTCACTATTGCATATCCTGTTTCATCTTTACCTCTACCACTTGGATCAACAGCAAGTACACTGCCTGTATACTCTATCCAATCTCCTATCTTTGTCTGAGGAGAAAAGTAACCATCACCAGGAAGACCAACATTAGGAAGGTCAGTAAGCTTATTATCTGGATCTCTTGACCACACAGGCTTCTCAGGAGCTTTATCTCCATCTAAAGACATTACAATAAGATCACTTAATTTAAGAGGATACCTATCAGCATCGCTTAATGAAGTATCAAGTTGAAACTGAAGATTAAATCCTGATCTTCCATAAGAAAGTTCTCTCTCCATTAAATCTTCATGATCAAATCTTAAAGGATCAGTAGGTTCTCCTGTTTTCCCTTCTTGATCTCGTATAAACGGTGCTAATTTATTCTCATATCGTACAATTTGTTCAGTTGTAGGAAATCTACTAGGCCATATTCTTACTTCGTACCCTCTATCTGGTAGAGTTTCGTACAAAGACATTTCAGTCTGTGGAGTTCCAAGATAGATAATTGATCCATCAGGTTTTAGTATTGCATCAAACTCTTTTACTGCTTCTGCTAATTTATCTCTCATAGCTTGAGTCATAGAGTTATTAGGAACCTCCACATCGTCTGCTACGATAAGATCTGCTCTACTCCCTGCTAATTGACCTGTTATACCTACACTTTTCACTGAGGGAGCATGTGAAGCTAATGCTGGCCCTACATCGAATGCTACCTTAGACTGTCTTTGACCTTCTCTTGATCTAAGGTGTTGTAGAATAGGTATTTCATGGATAAGTCTTTGAGTAAAGGTAGAGAAGTCATCAGATCGTACTTTAGAAGCACTTACTACTAAGACTTTTGATTGAGGATCGAGAAGGAGGGTATGACAAACAAAGGCAGAGGTGATATAGCTCTTCCCTACTCCACGAAAAGCTTCTATCACTCCACGTTTAGGTTTGTTTTGAAGGAATGTAGCAATATCATATTGTACAGGAGTAGGATCAGGGAGATGTAGATGTTTCCAACAGATAAAAAGGAAGTTACGAAAGTCCTTTAATTTATCATCCATTATTTACATTTACAAGGAGAACATTTACAATCTTTACAATTACACATATTATCTTTTACTAATATAGTATCCTATACAGAATTCACAATTAAAAAATAATGAATTAGATAAGTATTTTCTTTTCTTTTTCTTTTGCATCTTCACTACCTGTTTAAATTGAGGTTTAGGTTTAGTTTTAATTTTTTGTATAGTACATGTAGGACAATCTCCTGTATTAGGATTTACAGGACATCCTGATATAGCTTTACATACCCTTATAATAATATATTCTTCACTAAAAGAATGATAAGGAGTAATTAGTATTATAATAATAATTAATAATATATATTTCATGATTTTACCTTCCTCTTATGATGTATGTTTAACCCCTCCTATACTATAAGGGGAGTTAATTAAACATCTATAATAAAATCAATGATTTAAATTAAAAGTAGAAAAGTAGGATTATCATCCCACAAATTAATAAACTTAATAATGTCCAAACTGTTATAATTTCTGAATCGATCATACATATAGAAGTAATTCGTAAAAAGAGTCCGGGTCATACGGTAATTCTTCCATAAAAGGACTTGTAGGATGATATTGTATAATAGCTCCTGTATATCCTGCCGCTTTAGCTACATCTGAAAAGTCACTTGAAGGAAGAAAAGCTACTATGTCTTCTATAGAAACTTCTCCTCTTCGATCAGGGTGTCTGAATTTCCATCTCCATGACTCCTCTGGGTTCTCGGATGTCTCTCCGGGTAAAAGGTTATGAGGATCATTAGAAAGAAACATTCTTCCTTCTTCTGTCATGTTAGTTTCTCGTAACATGAAATCCTCGGCATTAGTGCCTACTTCCAACAACTTTCTATTAAAATCTATTAAAGTGAGTCCTTTCTGTTCTTTATTTAGTTTTTTATCATTATTTTCTATTACTTTCTTAGTAGCAGATACTATCTTTTCATAATCTTTTGAATCTCGTACATATGTGACATTAGTATTAAACTTTACTAAATTAAGTCCTTTTTTAGGTGCTGCATGAACTTGAACTACAGAAGGTGTATCAGGATCTTGTCTTTGACTTTTCACTACTTGAAGTTCTGTAGGTACTACATCTTCTAAAATTGGTATAGTATTATTAGGTGCTACATGAGCAGCATCAAGATTAGTAGTAAAGAATAGACCTGATCCTTCAGTATAGTCAGTATTTTTATATGGACTAAACTTGTCCTCTTTTTTTCGCTCTCCTCCTTTGTAGAAGTTGATTGGAATATGGAATTGATCTCCATTAAAATAAGTTAATTTATGATTCTTATTTACTATCAAATTACCATTCCCCCAATCTTCTAGTTTTTGTCTTACAAAGAATGGGTTAGTCATTATTCTTTCGTACTCTATAACTTCATCTTGAATTTTCATAGGGAATTCATTTTCATGAAAAATGTCATATTGAGTTTCAGGCATAGGATGAATTTTTTCTCCTACTTTTCCTTTTTTCCATGCACCTGGGCCTGAGTCTCTTCCTAAGAATTCCCAATTTTCATCGGCACTTCTAGGTTCTTTAGTATCAGGAGTGGGCATAATTTAACAATCGAAAGAGGTTTTACCTTTTGCTATATCTTTCTCACTAGGAAAAGGCATACTTTCCATGAGTTGTTGGAGAGCATTATCATTTACAGGTAAGGCAGTTATATCATTATCCTTTAAGAATCTTACTGCTACTGCTAAGTCAGCAGGTCTAGCCTCACCTGATTGTATCTTAGCCAGTAACTCATCTGCTACTGCATCGTACAAATCATTAAGTTTTTTATTTTCCATAAGTCAAAGGTTTCTTAATAGTGGATAATTTCTTATTTTTTGATGAAAGTGTGACTTTATCTTTTAGTTCTTCTTTCTTTTTCTTTTTAGAAATTTTTAATTTATTTCTACTGCTACTTCTCGGCCCTCCAATTCCCATTAAATCATCTAAAATATCTCCAAAGGTCTTAGGAAGCATCTTTTTAGAACGAACCTTACTCATTTATTTCTTTTATACTTATTAAGATTAATCATAAGATTTCTCATTTTATCACCTAGTCTACCAGCCGCCTTCTCTGCTCTTGCTGATTTCTGATTTTGTTGTTCTATCTTTTTAATAACGGCTGCTATTTTAGCTTTCTCTGCTTTTGTATTTCTTTTCTCATTTTTAATTTTAGCGGCCTCTCTAAAGGCTCTATCATATGCAGCAGAAATTTGTTGATTAACACTAGGGCCATGAGCTTTTGCTAGTGCTGCTTTTTTAGAGAGTCTGGCATCATAACTGACTTTTTTTTCAGTTTCATATTTCTTTTGAAGTTGTTTATCTTTTAATAGCTGTGTCTCTCTAGCTAAATCACCTTTAGTATTTTGTATATGAAGATTATCAAGATATTTATTTTGATCCTTTTTAGACATCTTATCAAAATTAGGATTTAACTTTCTTGCTTCTACTATAAGCTTATTTCCATAACCTCTTTTAAGTTTGGTATTGACATCTTGTTCTAAATATATCTCTTTTTTAATAAACTCTATTTCCTTTTTTCCTCTTACAATTCTAGGTTTACTAGGATCAGGAAAGTTTTGTTGAGATATTAAATTTAACTTCTTTCTAATTTCGGGATCAAGATTTTTTTTATAATTTATAAACTGTTGTTCTATCTTGTTAGGCATTGCTAACTGTTCTACAAAAGCATCTATTTGTAAAAAAGCATTTCTCATGGTCGGTGATAAGTTTTGAAGACTACCTGGTTCATGAACTTCTGGTTCAGGAGGTAGAAGCTGTATTCTTTTTATATCTTCAGCTAATCTATTTATCTTCTCTCTTATTTTCTGATCACCTTCCGACTGTGGAAGTTCTATACTTTTTTTATTTTGTTTTAAAACATTCTTAATAAATTGTCTTGTCTTTTCTCGTTCTGTAATATATTGAGAAGACTGTTCTTTGGCAAATATTGGATCATCTTTAAAAGGGAATTGTTCTAATTCAGAGTAATGAGGTTTAGTCAATCCTTCAATATATCTTTCTTCTCCTGTATTAGGATCTACATAAATCTTATTACGATTTTGAAGTTGGTGTTTATATTTACCTCTGGGTATAGTATTTGGAGGATTTAAACGTCTTTGTTCTTCTGCCACATCTAAATTTGTTTTGCCAGTGAAGATTTTTTCAAGTCTTTTTAATAAAGGTTTTTTCTTTATTTTAAGGACTACCCTTTTATTTTTCTTGTCTGACATCTAGTAACTCCATACCCAAGGTCGCATATCAGTGTTTATCGTGTCCAAATGAATAAATCTGGACTCGTGTTTTCCTTTTTGACTAATTCCGATTCCTTTCCAGATCTTAGAACGGATCATAGCAAAGCTGAGAATTTCCCAGGCAGTTTTACCAGAAC